TAACTCTTCAAATGGAGTTTTCATTAATTTCATATAATCTTTATGTTTCATTTATATAACCTCATACCTATTTTTTGTAAATCTTATTGTAGGTTCATTTCTTAATCTATTTCTGTATGGACTAAAAGATATCCGAATTCCCCAACCGAAATGCTTTATAATATCTTTTTTCGTTACCGATTTCTTTTTGTGAATAAAATCTACGATTTTATTATATGACTCACTATCTTCTTTTAAGTCTGGTAAATTATCTATAGCACCATTAATCATATCATTAAACTGATGTATAGCGTTTTCCCACTTACCTTGTTCAAATCTTTTTAATGCGAAGTTAGAGTAAACTCTGTGAGTATCATCATTATCTAAAAGTGATTCTAACTTACGCATAAAAGCTCTTTCATTTGCATAGTATATTCCTAAATCACCACCCAATTCACGATAACTTCCATCATCTGAAAATAAATAAGGAACACCTACACTCATACCATCAGTAGCAGATATAGCCCATCCCTCATACTTTTGTCTGCAACATACACCAACACGACAAGAAGATAACTTAGAGAAGTAACCTACCCTATCAAACTTCTCATTTGTAATATACTCTCTTTCTCTACTTTCTGCAAGCGGCACCCATACTTCAAAATCTTTTCTCTTTTCCCACAACTTATCCATCTGTTCTAAAAACCAAGGATAGTTCTTATAAGTATGTGGTCTATGATTGTAAACAATAATTTTTTTATCCGTAGTTTGTTTTTCATATTTGGGTATCTCCCAACCAAGATATTGTGGTTCTAATATCTTATCTAACTTAGCTATCACATCATCATTAAAATATTCTTTAGCATTCTTTAGTACCAAATCTTTTTGAGCTTGAGTGTTTATACCACACTTACTCATCTGTAAAAGACCAACTATATTATAAGCTAAACCAACTTGGTATTCGTAATTAGTTATCTCTTTAAACTCTGTCCAATGTGTATAACCTATAATAGCTGGTGATATATTTGTAGCGTTAAATAATAGATTCTTTAGATTACCCGTATGTTCTGGCAAATGAGAATACAAAATATCATAATCATTCTCTTTCCATTTTATATTTTTTATTACTTCTTTAAATGGAAAATCCATTCTCATAGAATTAGGATAACTAATTTGAGGCGCTATAATCTGTTCTGTATTCTCAAAGTCTAAACTATTGATATGAGATGGTGATATTATTGTAAAGAATAAATCATCACGTATCTTATTCAGTTCTCTAATGATGTTGCCGAGGACAACAACATAAGAATCTTTTTCCAAATCTTTTAAGAAAGTTATATTTGGATATACAAGTATTTTGTATTTGTATTCTTTGTCGTTATCCTCGACATCTGTGAACTGGTATATGTTCATTACTCAATTTCTTCTTTGTAGTAATCTAATTCTTTT